CTCAGCACCGTTAACGTGAACAAATCCAACTTTCATGTTGGCACGAGTACGGATGTACGGCTCAGCAACAGTGTCAGAAAGGTTGACAGCTTTCAATGCTTTGTCATCTCCTTCAGCATCGAATGCATAAAGTAGGTTGTCTTTCAAAGTCAACACAGCAGTGTCATTCGGCATACCTTCACAAACAACAACTTTCACACCTAAGTATGTCAAGGCAAGTGGAGTTGTCACATATGTTAATGTGTTACCAGCAGCGGCAGCCAATTCGTATGCGTTGGCGATGTTAGTGGAAACATATAAGCGAAGGTCAGCTTTTTTGCGGATGATTGCTGCTGGAGCGGCTGCAAAGATAAGAGCCAACTGAGCAAGTACATTTGAAGATGTTACAGTTGTATTGGCAACATCAACAACAGTTGCATCAGCAAGTAAGCCTTTGATATAACCATCACAAAGAGCAAGAGTTGCATTCTCTGAAGTGATGTCACCTTGCCAACGGATAAGCTCGATGTCTTGACCGATTTGCTTAGCCATCTCATTCCAGTAGAAGTCCATAAATGATGCAACAGTAAAGTCACCATTTGAACCTTTTGTCATTTGTAAAGCAACGAATGATTGCTCAAGGTCGAACTGACAAATTTGTGCCATTGCGCTTAATGCACATACATCGATTTCAATTGCGCTCAAGTCATCAGTTGGAGCATCGAATGGGCATGATGAGCTTTGCAAAACGTTACCGAATAAAATTGTGGCAAGTTTTGTCTTTGACTTGATACCTGGTAAAAGGCGGTAGTTTTCAGCGACATTCTCTTCAGACAAATATGCTTTCGAGTAGAACGCCTCGGGATTGGCTGCCAATAAAGCTGAAGCATCCACATCCAAATCGAATCTTAATTTTTTAGACATTGTTATTTGGTTTTTATTGATTTACAAATTGTTTAAACTTCGCAAATTTTTCACTCATTGAGAGTTGGGTCATCTGCGTTTCAACCTCTTCATCTTCATTTTTCTCTGCATACATCTCCTCGATTTGGTTGCGAAGGTCTGCTATCATAGAAATGATTGCTTTCTCTCTCTCTTCCAACATCGGCAAAACAATTGCAGCGATTGCTTCCGCATCGGTAGCTGGGTCGATAGCCATCTCCTCATCAGTGGTGGTTGACTCTTCAGTTGTCTCTTCAACTGTTGTGTCCTCCATCTTCACCTCTTCGGTTGCCATCTCTTCCTCAACCACTTCCTCGGTTAATTTTTCATCCACCTCTTTAATCTCAACAACTTCTCCGTCTTTTACGACATAGATTTTGTCCTCGATTTGGTGCTCTCCATCAGGTAACATCATTTTATTTAATTTAATTTGTTCCGATAATTTAAGACCGAGAAAGCCTTCAATGGAGAAACCGACTTGATCGTTGGCAACCAATTCGGCAAAGTAGTCAGCATCGGTCACCTGTGCGGTCACCATGAGTGTACCCTTTGGGACCTCAATGCCGAATGTTGAATACGCTTTGTCCTTGGTTGGGTTGTCAACAATCCATGTCTCAAGAATGTAGGCGGGTACTTTTTTCTCGGTGTCGTGTTCCAAGTTGAAGATGTCACGATTGCGCAAATCAGCCATGAACTTGGTGTGAATTTGCTCGATGACTTCCAAAGTGAACTGTACATAATACTCACCATCCTCATCACTTTTGCGGTAGATATCCATCGGTATCATCGCTGGAGCTGTGATACGATACTTCACTTCATCAGTAAACATCAAACGCTTCTCACTTCCAAATGCCATCCCTTTGACCTTAACGGCGGGGAGATTTGTGAAAGCTATCATTTCAATCCCGAGGTTTTCTCCATCGGAGTACTCCTCATCGATTGTGATTTTGAAGATAGGTAAGTCTTTAGTCATTGCTTATGTTGCATTTTTTGTATATTTGTTCAAAAAATAGTTATGATATCAATCTTTGACAGGGAGATTCCCAACAAAATGGATGAGCTGACCATTGAACAATTCGAGAAAATCAGCCAAATACTTAACAACCAGGAGTTCGACAACATTGAAAAGTATGTTGAGATGTTCAAATACCTTGGTATCGAGGAGAAGCTATGGGATGACTACCCATTCAGCGACTTCATCAAGTTAGTTCAGGACTTCAACCTTGACTCATACACCCCACAGGAGCCTGTGACATCCATTGAATTGGAAGGATACACCTACACAGCAGAGATGCGCTTGTCAGTTAAGGAGACCAAGCTGATTGAGAAGATTGTGAACGGTAAACCGAACAACTATATCAGTGACATCCTTGCAATTATGTTTAAACGCACTGACCTCGGCAACACTGAACACTTCACCGATGCACATTTGAAGCTCAAATCAAAACTTTTTAGGACTCAAAAAGCTGACTTGTGCGTACCATACATTGTGTTCGTTACCGAAAAGATTGCAGAATATGCAAAAGCCAACGCTCCCGAAGGGATGGCATCAAGTCAATCTTGAGCAGTTCATTGAGTTAAGGTCTTTGCAACCCGATGAGGGTTTGTTCAACCACAACATTGATGTCCTCTGCACACTCACCGACTCATATCCTGAGGACTTTGATGATGCTGAACTTCATGAGGTAGCTGAATGGTTCAAAGATTTGCAGTGGCTGTACTCTGAACCAACCAAGAACCACAGTGATTGTGTTGGGAAGTTCTATCTCAAGCCAATGAATGAGTTGACACTGGGGGAATTTATCGACCTTGAGTATTATTTCACACAGGACTATATCAAGAATCTTCCAAACATCTGCGCATTGTTGTATCGCATTCCTGAAATCATTGAGGATGGTGTGGTGGTAAAGTGGGAGACAACCAACTTCAAAGCATCAGCGAGAGCGCACTACTTCCTGGAACAACCAATCACCAAGACATATGGCATCCTCACTGAGTACATCAAATTCAGAGACCAATTTATCTCATCACATTCCAACCTAATGACTGAAGATGTCGAAGATGACCTCACTGATATCGATGACCCTGAAGAGCGCAAAGAGGCAGAGAAGCAAAAGGCATCCAACAAATGGGGATGGGAGCAATTGATATGGTCGATGTGCAATGGTGACCTCACCAAGTATGACCAAGTCATAAACATGAAGCTGATACTTGTGTTCAACTTCCTTGCAATGCGTAAAGAGTTGGAGATTTAGTAATCGAGAGAGTAGTTGAACTCACCGAATAGCGGCACAAAGTCGTATATCACCTTCGGCTTTTTTCTCAATAGGTTACCGAGTTCCAAGATTGGGAACCTTTGCGCTAAGTCTGCGACATACATCCCATACATTTCACCAATCAATCCATTCATCTCAAGAGCATCATTGAATTTCTTAACCAATCTGAAGGGTGCGATGGTGGCTGTACCATTATTCAGATATCCAAAATAGTAAGCAGCAAGAATCTCGATTCGGAGGTTTCCTTCAGTGGTCACCTTGGCATTGATTTTGACTGAATCATACAATGTGTATGTGTCAATGAGTGCTTCATCCTTGATGATTTTCTTGAGGGTGTTTGCAACTCGTCTCCTGAGTGGGAATTTGAAATTGTATTCACCTGTATTTTTATACCTTGCCATTACTTATGTTGCAATTAATCACTAATTTGTTTAGGAATCTGACAATCGGTCCATGAATCCATAGTGAATGTGATGGTCATTAACCATCCAGCTGCATAGTCGAGGAGGTCATTGTTGAGTGGAATCAAGGAAGGGAATCCAACCACATCGAAATCACGATCATCAAGGCTGAAGGTGTAGTTCAGATACAAGTCCATAAGTATCTGATGGCAGTCACTCAAGATTGTGTTTATGTTTGCTCTATCTTTTTGGATGATATCAAAGCAATAGATTTCAAGAGTGAAGTCATTGGTGTTGTCGGTAGGGATTGCATCCACAGGCACGATGTACACAATCGGATACTTCTCATCCTTGGTGGCAAAGTTGAACAACTGCTCTTTGAAGTCAGAACCTACTTTCTTGACTTGAAGATGTGCATCATAGAATGCAATAATTTCGTTGACTAATGCTTGATAACTTATCACAATACTGAGTTTTGAATGATTTTGCTGACCTTGTTTTGAACCCCTGTCATCTCGGTCTCACTGACCACAGCTTGAACTGTGATTGTTTGGTTGGTCTCAACCCCTTGAGATTGGCTCACGTTGTTGGCTGCGTTCCCTTGACCGAATAGGTTGCCCGGTACGAATGATGGAACGGATGAAGATGGTGATGAGGATTCATTGCCTCCTCCTCCACTTACGTTGGGTGATGGTGAAGATGTTGGATTTGTGAGCAGTGCTTTTGCTTTTGCGATGTTAGTGACAATCTGAACAATCCCAGCTGCATACTGTGCAACTCCCGCGGCTCCCCCTGTCACCGAGTTGAGTGGGTTGGCACTTGACATTGCAACCAATGAAGATATCGCTTTCGCTGTATCGATACCGATTTGAATCAGTGCCTGAGCCTTGTTGAATTTTTCAAGTTTCTTTTGGTCCTTGATGAATGCCTCACCTATCGCACCAAGTCCTTGAGCAATTGATGATGCAATCTCAATCTTTGCATCTCGAATTGCCTTCTCGTTATTGATTGTATCAAGTGCTTTTTGTTTTATCTCAGCTTTATCCTGGTCATCAAATTTCTTGTTAATTTCAGCAAGTTCTTTTCTTTGATTGTCTTGCAAGATTTTTGCATCTACACCATATCGATTGGCTTCAGCAATTAAGTTGTCATAGTAATATGTGCGCTCTTGAATTTCTTTTTGACGAGCGGTGAGACCAGCTTGATAGATTGTTTCTTGGATTGCTTCCTCACGATCAAGTTCAGCATTTTGAAACTCAACTAATTTTTGAGACAATGCTTGTTGACGAGCGAGTTCAGCATCAGCAGCCGCTTTGTTTATTGCATCTATTTCAAGATTCTTGGCAGCCTCAAGACCAGTGATGTCTTTTTTGTATTTTTTAGCCTCGGCAATTAGCGCAGCATATTTTGTCTTAATGTCATCAATCTCTTTTTGTGATTGAGTCTTTGTTGAATCAAGCACGAGCTTATTTGCCGAATTTATTTCAGCCTGAATAGCCTTGGCTCCATCTTGATACTTTTTGGCTGCCTCCTGATTTTTTGCCTTAGCTTCCTCTTTTGCTTTTTTGTCAGCAGCAGCTTTCTCAGCAGCTTCCTGGATTGCCATGAGTTTACGTTCTTTGGAGCCATCCTTGATGATTTTGTTCTCCTCCTCGATACGTTTACGCAGTGCCTTTCTGCGCTCGATGGAATCCTTGTCAGTAAGTTTTTTGAGTTCAGCATACTCTTTTCGAGCATATCCCAATCGCTTACTTGCTTCGTTGGCGATGGCTTTCGATTTGTCCATCTCCAGCTTGGTGGTATCTTTACCCGATGCCTTGGCTTTCGCAATCTCTATATCGTATTGGTCAGATATCTTCTCGGTGCGTTTTTGAGATGATTTGAATGCCTTCTCGTTGGCTTTCTCCATTGTTCTCGCATTCTCTTCAGCGGCATAAGATGTCAGACCCAACCAATCAGTCAGCTCTTTGAATCCATCAATGAGTAAGTTGACAGGAATCATCAATACATCAAGCACTTTTTGAAGCACTCCAATCTTATTTAGGAACACACCTATCGCCACCACAATTGCAGTGACCACAGCAACCAATAAAAAGATTGGGTTTGCGAGGATTTGAATTCCGAGTTTAACGAATGTACTTCCAAGAGTGGTGACAGTTTTACCAAGACCTTTGATGGCTCCTGTTATATCTGACTTACCAAGTGAGCCGACTGTCTTTTGGAATGTAGCCGCTTTCTCAGCAGCACCCTCAAAGTCTAAAGCGGCAAGGTCTCCTTTTATTGAATCAAAGGAATTGCTTACAGCTTCAAATTTTGAACCAGTAGTGAATATAGCTACTTGTTCGTTTGCGTCTTTAATTTTATCTGCCAGTTCCGCTGCTTTCGCAACTAACTCGCTCATTTGTTGCGGGTCGGATGCTTCAGCTATTGAATCTTTTAGTATCCGTAGTTCGGTTTTTAAATTACCGACTCCTGAGAGCTTTAGTGGTATTTCGACTTCGTTACTCATATGTACGAACTTCTAATGATGAATATTTTAAATTGCCATCTTGGTGTTGATGGTTTTGAGTGTTGGTTGTTCTAACATATATTGTACCGTCTGACTTTATTTCAGCAGTAGCAAGGTGGTCATGTTCTACGTTGCCAATAATTACAAAAGTGTTCAGAGCATTAAGTGGATTCGGTGCAGTACCGATATACTCACCCTGTGCGATGCGAGTCCATATAACACCACCAATCGTATCAGACAACACAATGGCTGTTGGTGCTGCTGTTCCGAGCTGAGACAAGAGCGCAGTGTACCCACCCAATGCTGTGGTGACTCCGTTGATTTTCGGGGTGATGAGTCCATCCTCGTTGAGAACCTTATTGTCTCCGATGACCAACCCCTTGAGTCCTTGACCTATGATGTTGCCTGTACCCTTCACAATCACATCATCACCCGAAAGGTTGCCATTGGCAGAGGTTGACTTTGTCTGAAGGATGCTGTCCACTGATACTGCTGTGGTGGTCGATGAGGTCGGTGTTCCTGGCTTTGTTATGAATGGAGGTAGTTCAATCTCAGTGTCGATACTGATGAGTTCAACCTTGGTCGCTGTTTGTGCGTTGGCATTGTAGTCGATGATTCGGTTGATGTTCCACCATGAGTTGTCGATGCGCACCTTTTGGTTCAGCTCGAGTGCTTGAATGTCAGCCTCATTGAGATTGAAGTAAGCAACCAACATCTTGCCTGTGTTGATTTGGTTGACTGTCCTCCTCCAATACAAATTGTATAGGTTGTTGGCTGTCAATGTTTGGGGTGAATAATAGTAGAAGTCATTCGTGCCAAACATGATGTCAAATGTCGGGAGGAGTGGATCGTCAAAGTGACCAAGTACAGGGTATTTTGTGTTGCCGAATACACCAGTCGTGCCATACTCAATCAAATCCCATGGTCCACAAGTCTTGAATCCTCCATCGTAAAGGATGCGGATGTTGGTCTTAGGTGCTTCACCGTTGATTGCGGGAACATACGCATCGAATGTGGTGGCAACTACAGGAGTCGGTGAGAACAATAGCTCTTTGGTCTCCGTTCCTTTGACATATTCGTTGTCAAATGTGTACTCAAGTTGACCATATATCTCATCGGTCATTTGTGTGTACACCTCATTCGGTGAATCCTTGTCTGCTTTGTATGTGAGGGTCAGTTTCTTTGAGGTGATGTCAGGCAAGAATATCAAGTCTTGCTCTCTCTCCTTCATCAACTTGTATGTCCAATCAACTTCAACACCTGAATCATAGTACTCATCCCTGTGCTTGAGGATGAGCTTGTTTGGTTGGTCCACATCGATGTCAACATATAGATTGTACATGGTGAAGATGGACTTGATGAAATCGGATTGCTTAATCTTGAGCGGCACATATTGGTTGATGTCCAGGATACCACCAATCACTTGAATGTTGGTCGATGGAAGTATCTTAATGCGCAGTGAGTTCACCCTGATTTCAGCATTGACAGGATTCGGTGCTGGTGTGTATGGGAAGGTTGTGTTTGTGAACCATGCTGTAAATCCTTGTTGAATTCCGATACTGATATTCATCGTGTCACCAGTGTTGAGTCCACCTGAACCCGCTGCACTCTGACCGAAGATGATGCCTCCTGTCTTGGTCCCTGATGATGCTGGTGAGAAGTTATGTACACCAGGTACAAGTGCAAAGCCTGTACCGATGACTTGAGTGTCATCAATGTTGACGAACTGGTCGATGTATGAACCGAATGCAGCTGCCAATCGAGGTCGACCATTATAGCCACTTTGCATATTGTACACCGTTACACCATTTGTGTTGTTGATGTAGAAGTCATAATTCAATTCGTACTCAATGGTGAACACCTCACCACTGAATAGGTTGGTGTCGAGTGGTACGGTGAACACTCCTGTGGTTGGGTTGAATGAACCCTGTACATCGGATATCTCAGTCCACCCTGTTATTGGGTCGTAATCTCCAAAGGTATTGGTTGGCTCAATGAAGGTGAATGGTGTGGTCAGCTCTTCATCGACCAAATAGTCCTGAGCATCGAAGTTGTTCTCATCACCGTTGTATGGGATGAGCAGCTTGTCGAATCGTGCAGTTGTAAGTCCTGACCACTCGTATTGGAAACCCGCTGATGAGAATATCCTATCGAGGTAGGTCTTGGCATAGATAGCTGGTTTGAATTGATTTGCGTTGAACACATTGTCAGTGTCGAATGGCATCACATATTTGAAGCCATCAGCGACAGTATTTGCAAATGAGTTGATGATATCAACAGCTGTGAATGTATGATTGAGGTCAGTGAAGTCGAGGTCAGTCAGTTCAGCATTTGTGATCGTAGTAAAGAACTCAATGCGAGTGTCCTTGATGAGTACCTCATACTCCACCCCTTGCTCATAGGCATCGGTGACTTGAGTCTTTTTGACTGACAACAACTGAAGCAAAGCATCCTCGATGATGGGAATGCCATCCTGTATGACTGCACACTTGGTAATTGCATTGATGTTGAATGTACCAGCTTGGATGTTTACATCATAGTAATGGTTCAACATCTCGTTATTGTTCTTACTTCCAACCAATGTGATGGTCTTGGAGAACGTTCCTGTGCGCTTGGTGAAGTCTCTGATGTCACCCACTGAGAAGTTCAGAGGGAAGGATGTGTCCTCCTTTACATCAAGATATCCGTTGGCAAGTTGTATCTTAACCATTTATGTTGTCCTGATTTGCGAATCTAACATTTATATTTTGACGGATGAGATTCTTGTTGCGTTGTTTTTGTATGTCATAGGTGTTATTCATAACCATCACAGGCACATATGTTGTTGACTCAGGTATGCGGCTGATACACTCTTCATTTTCGATACCCATGATTTCGCCTGTTTCATCAGCCAAGTATCTCACCAACTTCAAGTATGTCATAGGTGATGACATCAACTGCTCGAAGTATTTACCCATACTCTCAGTCATCCAATTGGTATTGAGGTCCATCGAGCGGATGATATTCGTATTGAAGTAGTGGAATCCAAACTCCTCGACACCATATGTCCAGTTTCCTGAGCTGTTGACATAACCTTGTATGTCTTTATTGTACATCTCACGACTGATGTCAATGCGCTCATATGCTTTGAGTTGAAAAGCAAATGATGACCATGAACCCATGCGGTCTAAAAACAAAATATGATATTCCTCGATGAGTTGTCGATTGTCTATATTAATGCGATACTTTTGAGAATCTTGAGGTCCAATAGTCAAGGATGAATTGTACCAAACATCATAATACTTGGTGTCAGGTTTAATCAATGGAAGTGTACCCAAAACAGCTGTAAGTGTTCCAGTATTGTTTGGACCAATGCCTGTCTGAGTAAAAGTAGGCAGTGCGCTGACTGCCTTGGTGAATTGCTCACCAGCATCATTTTGGAATACGAATGAAGAGCCTGAGCGAGTGCGACCATTGAACCAAATGTCTTGACCTATTGTCGCATAGAATGATTGAGGTTGGTCAGTGACAAGTCGCTTGGTTGTCCCATCCAACACAAACTGACTGCCATCGTAATCCTTCCAATCAATGTGACTGAATGCTCCGTTGAATACTCTTTGATTTGATATGATTGTGATGTCTCTGAAGATGACTTTGCGATTGTCAGCGTATTTGACCACACCATCAATGGCTGCATCAGTAATCGTGGACCATGACACATTGACTACTACTGTTGACCCTGTTGCTGATATTACAGTGTGCAATCCTTCAAGTTGAGGGTTGGCAGCACCACCATCAGCTTGAGTGATGACAACCTGGTCACCCGCAACAAAAGTGTTGGATACATTGATTTGAGTGTTGCCACTTGCATTTGTTAGTGACGATGTGTATGCGTACTCAGCCACATACTCCTCCCCAATCTTCATGTCATAGTCATAGTAACTATCAACAGCATTGAATGGAGCTGTGGCTGTCGTGTCAAGTGTCCAATCAACTTTGGATTGAAGTAACTTACTTATATCCTCAATGCCATATCCATCACCAAAACGAGGAATTATTTTATATTCAGCAATCTTGTTTGCCGTTCCCGCCTCATATATATCGAATATATATCTGAACCCTGACTTATTCTTGTTGGTTGAATCAACAATGAACTCGAGCGGGTTGTATGCTGGACTGAATCCTTGTGGGGATGCGATTAGTGTCTGAGCCATTACTCTTCATTTGGTACAATTTCAATTAACTCACTTATCTTATTCATAGCCTGAACAATAGTAGCTGCATCAGTCAAACTAAATACACCTGACTTTGCAGCTGCCTCAAGTGCTTGAACTAAGACTTGGATTGCTTGGTCCTTATTCATTGATTATTGTGTTAATTTGTTCTGACTGCTC